TTGACCTTGCAAAGAAACGCGAGGCTATCCGTGAAATCAGAGAGAGAATTAGCCATACCGTCTAAGGTGGCATATTGTTTAATTTAATAGTTTCTGCAAGATGAAAAAGGAGAAATTTAATTTTCGTGAAGCCTACGAGCGCATAGACGCTATCAAAGGCCGCCTTAACGAGATGGCGCAGAATCTCGAAAACGACAAGGAGCGCGAGGCATTGACCGATGCCGAAAAGGGAGAGCGCAAGCAGCTTGAGCGTGAACTTGATATTCTGGAAATGAAGATCAAGGCCAACACCGAAGGCATTGCCGTAGTGCGCGAGGAGGATATACCCTACGCCAACGCCAAAGTACGCGAGTGCCTCAACGCAGGTAAGCGTTTTGAGTTGAAGATCAGCCGTGCCGTTGCGCAGTCATTCGGCGGTAACACCTCTACTTACGGCAGTGGCCTGGCAGGTACTAACCCATCCGGCCTGACTACACACGACATCGTAGAGCCGCTGTATAACAAAACTATCCTTTCCGCTATCGGCTCACCCCTGCTGACAGGCTTAAAGGGTAATCACCAGTGGCCTGTTGTTGAGGCTTTCCACGCCACCATCAACGACGAGGGCGCAGAGTTGGGCGATACTAAGATACCGCTTAACAAGCTGATCGCAAAGCCGGAGCGTTTGGGTATCGCAGTACCTATTACCCGTGAGGCCCTGAACGAGACCGATAACCTGGTGCAGTTGGTAGCTACGCAGTATATGCCCGTTGCCATTGCTGAACTGATGAATAAGATCATGTTTAGCCAGGTTAAGGTTAACGGTGCTACAGACCTGGTTGGCCCATTCATCCCCGCCAACATGAAGGCCGAAAACAAGTTGACCTATACAGGCGACGCGCCCACCTTGAAGCAGATCACAAGTGCAAAGACCGCTATCCTGAAACACAACGTGAAGTCAGAGGGCCTTTGCTACGTTATGAGCGAGGTAACTAAGGGCGATTTGGAGGCTACCCCGAAGTGGCAGGGTGCAAACCAGGCTATCGTTGACGATAACGGTAAGATCAACGGCGTACCCGTATTCTGCACTAACGAGGTTGCAGACGGCCAGATTTACGTAGGTGCTTTCAAGTATGCACCCCAGGGCCTGTTTGGTGATATGGTATTTATCGTTGATCCTTACAGCAAGGCACGTAACAACGCTATCGACTGCGTGCTGAACGTTGACTATGCTATTAGCGTACTGCGTCAGGAGGCTTTCGCCGTGCTGTCTAAGATCGGCGTTTTCCTGGATAAGTCAGAGTTGGAGTTAACCGTAGGTGATACTTTCGACCTGACAGCTACCGCGTTCCCTGTAGGCACAGCCGTTACATGGGCAACAAGCGCAGCAGCTAAGGCAACCGTAGCCGATGGTAAGGTAACAGCCGTAGCAGCAGGTAACGCCAACATTACCGCATCTATTACGGTAGGTGGGCAGACCTATACCGCTACTTGCGCCGTGACCGTTAAGGCCGCAGGCTAAAAAGGGATTGTGTAACATATCAGAGTTTTAGGTTATGGCTAACGTAGTGGATTTGGCACTTTTCAAGCAGCACGTAAAGGCTGATGATTTCGCGGACGATGATACGTACCTGGCACATCTTCTAAAGAGTGCTACGGGCCACGTTATCAGGGCTACCAACCGCACCGAGGCAGAGTTAACGGCGATGGGAGGCGGTGAGTTTCCCGCCGAATTGCAACAGGCAATTATGATGTTAGGTGCCCATTGGTATAACCAACGCGAATCAAACGCCCAAACGATCATGCCGGAGGTGGCAAATTCACTACAGGCTATAATTAAGCCTTTCAGAAAATTGGTTAAGGATGATAGCGGGACGGATGAAGTATAAACTAAAGCTGTTGCAGCCTGTAAAGGCTGAAAACGACTTTGGCGAAGAGGTGGACACCTGGCAGGAAACCGTAACCGTACACGCGGAACGGGTGAAGCATACGGGAAACCGTAGCGAAGAGGTAGGCGAGCATTTCCCGGACTATCGCGTAGAGTTCAATATAAGGGACGTACACACGATCAGCGAGAATTGGCGCGTACAGCAGTTAGGTGGGAACCTGTACACCGTAACGAACATCATACCCAACTTAGATAGAGGTTTTAAGACCCTGATTTGTGACAGAGTGAACGAGTAACCGTAATTTCAGCGTATGCAACCCGACCAGGCAGAAGTAAAGGATTTGGCGCAGCTAACAAGGGAAATGAACCCGAAGCAGCTACGTAACTCTTTGAAACGTGCGTACAGAGCCGAGGCAAAGAAAGTATTAGGCATTGCCCGTAAGAGCCTACACGCAACACGCTTGCAGGTAAAGGGTAACAAATCGGATTGGGATAAGGGAATACGCAGCCACATTTATAGCCGGGGTGGTGGCTTTTTGATTACCGTCAAGGCACACCGGGCCACTATGAAAGGACAGGGCGAGAAGTCTATGCACGAAAACCGCCAGGGCTTTAAAAAACCTATCCTGATGTGGGCAGAAGAGGGTACTAACTATCGTCAGCGAGGCGGTAAGAAAGTACGTATCAAACACGGTATCTACGGATCGCACAGAAGCGGCAAGACCCGTTATTGGACGGAAACCATACGTAAGGATGGAATACCAACGAAGCGGATGCCGTCGTACAGATTTCTTGAAAAGGCTACACCCGAAATGAATAGGACGGTAGAAACCGATTTAGGAAAAGAAGTGAATGTAGCCGTAGAAAAGGTGGCTAAGAAATGCGGATTTATAAACTAATAGGAGTATGGCAAAGACATCATTAAGCGCGGGTATTATCATACGTGACATACTTACTAAGGATGCCGACGTAAGAAGAATCGCTACAAAGGTTTTCCCCGTAGTGACAGATAAAGCCACGTTGCCATACGTAGCCTATCGCCGGGCGCGTCTGGATCACAGCCCCGTTAAGACGGGTGTACCAGGTGCAGATAAGGCTATGATAGAAATTAATTGCTATGGTAAGACCTACGAACAAAGCATAGAGTTGGCAGAGGCGGTACGCGCCGCCCTGGATAACGTACAGGCGGAGAAATCGGGTTTGGCTATGCGCAGTTGTTATCTATCAGACGGTGAAGAGTTCTACGAAGATGATGCTTACGTACAAGGATTAACTTTTAGTGTTCAGATTTAAGAAGTTCAACGAATTTAAAAAATTAAGATTATGGCAGTACCAACTTCTGGCTACATGAATGGTAGCGACATCCTGTTAAGTGTTGGCGGTAAGGCTGTAGGCCATTGCACCACCCACACTATCACTTTCAATAGTGAGACTAAGGACAGAGCCGTTAAGCCCGCAGCAGCTAACGGTTATTCAGCCGGATTGTGGAAAGGCAAGGGCGTTACGGGCCTTTCTATTTCTGTCAGTGCAGAGGGCTTGCGTTTCTACGGTGAGACCGAGAACGGATTTACCGAGATCGCCGCTAAGTGGGGTAAGGGCCAGAGCGTAGCCGTATTAGCTTATGAGCGAGAGGGCGACGCTACACCTTATGTTTCTGGTAATTTCATTATTACCTCAATCGAGGAAACAAGCCCCGCCCAGGATGATGCCACCTACTCTATTCAGTTAGAGAGCGACGGAGAGCCAACCGTATATCCTGGCAAGGCACAGGCAGGCGAATAATTCCTACAATCATGGCAAAAGTAGAAATTACAATTAACGGCAAGGCATACCCCTGTAGGCAGACTATGGGGGCTATGCTTCGCTTTAAGCAAGAGACAGGCAAAGAGGCTACAGAAATGGATGGCGGGTTTACCGACATTTGTACGTATCTGTGGTGCTGCATCGTTTCGGCTTGCGCCGCTGATGGGGTAGAATTTAATCTAAGCCTGATGGAGTTTGCGGATAGCATCGACCCCGACGCTATGACCGCATGGGAGCAGTCTATTAATGGCGACAAAAAGCCAGATAGTGAAGAAAAAAAAAGAACCAAGAGAAGCAAATAGGCATTTACGACGTATTGGGCATAGCGTTGGGCCTAATCAAGTTGTCATACAATGATTTTTGCCGTTTGACACCTACAGAGTTTGAACACGTCTATAAAGCGTATAGCGAAAAAGAGGACGCAGATTATAAGGATGCCTGGGGCCGTATGAGATTAGCGGCAACCGTATTGCTACAGCCGCATACTAAAAAGAAGATAACACCTGAAAAGGTTATTATATTCCCCTGGGAAAAGAAGCAACTTAACAAGCCGATTATAGGCAAAGACGAAAGTAAAGCACGATTTGAAGCGTTGATGGCACGAATACATAAAGATAAGGATTAGGAAAACGTTTGCTTTTATACGATAGATGCCTGTTTTGCTGATTTACAGAACCTGATAGAAACAGCAGTAAGGAAATGGCAAAAGAGGTAAAATTTAACGTACGAATATCTGTTGATGGCAAAGACCAGATCGTAACCGCCACCACGTCAGTTAGCGATCTACGCCAAGTCATGGATAGGGCAAAGGGTAGCGCAGCTAAATTACGCGATACCCTGTTGAACTATAACCAATCCGTACAGGTACTACAGAACGTAACCAACGCCGTTTCGCAGCTTACGGGTACACTTAACAACGTTACAGCCGAAAGTCAGAGTTTTGGCGCAGCTATGAAAGCCGCTAATACGATGGCGGGTAAAGATGCAGCAGGCTTTGATAAACTTAAAGGCCAGGTAGCCGAATTGTCTAAGACTATCCCAATGGCCCGTGATGCTTTGGCAAATGGCTTGTATCAGGTTATCAGTAACGGTGTACCAGAAGATAATTGGATTAGCTACCTTGAAGCGTCCGCACGATCAGCCGTAGGAGGTATAGCAGACGTTGGCGAAGTTGTTAAGGTAACATCTACCATTATCAAAAACTACGGGCTTGAATGGAACGCAGCCCAGGACATACAGGATAAGATACAGCTTACGGCCAAGAATGGCGTAACGTCGTTTGAACAACTTGCAGCCGCTTTGCCGTCAGTGACAGGCCAGGCAGCGCAGTTGGGCGTATCTTTTACTGAAATGTTGGCCGTAATGAGTACGTTAACGGGCGTAACGGGTAATACCGCCGAAGTATCGACACAGCTTGCAAGCGTACTGACTGCATTAACGAAAGAGAGTAGCAAGAGCCAGAAGATGGCAGAGGCTATGGGTATTTCGTTTAATGCCGCATCTATCAAGGCAGCAGGTGGTTTCCGTAATTTCCTGATGGAACTTGATAAAACCGTTACGGCTTACACAGCTAAAACGGGTGAGTTGAAAGAATCCGTTTACGCTAAGTTGTTTGGCCGTGCAGAGGCTTTGCGTCTGGTTAACGGGCTGACAGGCCAGATGGCAGAAAAATTTGCAGAGAATATCAAGGTACTTGATGATAGCGCGGGTACGATGGCAGAAGCCTACGAAGATATGGCAAGTACCAACGCGTCTAAGTTGCAGATGATGAAAAACCAATGGGGCCAATACACTGACTACATAGCAGGCGTAGTAGGTGGTATTCAGCCCGTATTGAATTTCAGCAGTC